GTTGACAGTAATCATAATATTACCATTTACGGCCCATTAACCGCTTCACCTGCTACTTTTATTATTGGTGACAGTGCTGTAATAAATGGCGATCTTATCGGTGGTGCAACTCCTGCTGATGACTTGACTATCACCGTAGACAGTCTAGAAAATGTTAGTATAGACCTAACTAAAACTATCAACAAACTAACAAACGGTGAGTATAATCTAGCAGATGGTGTTGAAGGACAGATCATGTATTTGGTTAGACAGAGCGGAACTACTTCTGATAATGTATTAGTAAATGTGGATAGCAGTGACGGTGCTAGTCCACTGAAACCTTTTAGAATTAATGCCGGGTTTGCTGATGTTGATAATACTGGAATCTGTACGCTAATCTTTACAGACGGTACTTGGAAACAAACTGGCGGTAATTGGGATTAATCATGGAACTAATACTTATAACACTCTTAATGACACACTTGACAATCGTGTCGGTTACACTTTACCTACACCGTTGTCAGAGTCATAGAGGTGTAGAGTTTCATCCTGTACTAGCACACGCTATGCGTCTCTGGTTGTGGTTAACTACTGGTATGAATACTAAACAATGGGTGGCTATACATCGCAAACATCATCAGACAACTGATGTTGAAGGCGATCCGCATAGTCCTCATGTGTTTGGTATTAAGACAGTAATGACTACAGGATGGTACTTGTACAACAAGGCTAGTAAAGATGCTGACTTTGTTATGAAGTACGGCATGGGCACTCCTAAGGATTGGATTGAACGCAAGTTATACACTCCTCACACACGCTTAGGCGTTGTGCTGATGTTGCTTATCGACCTAGCATTATTTGGGCCGTGGGGTTTATTAGTGTGGGGAGTACAGATGATATGGATACCATTCTGGGCTGCGGGTATGATTAACGGACTTGGACATTGGTGGGGTTATCGTAATGGTGAAACTAAAGATCACAGTCGCAACATTAGTCCTATTGGCATTGTTGTAGGCGGTGAAGAACTACACAACAATCATCATTTAGACCCAGCAAGCCCTAAATTCAGCCGCAAGCCATGGGAATTTGACATTGGCTGGATGTATATTTTAATTCTAAAAACGCTAAGGTTAGCTAAAGTCAAAACCAGCTAAATACTAGAAATAGGAACGAGACATGAGCATTCAGTACGTATATATTGGCACTAATCCAAATGATGGCACCGGCGATGATTTGAGAACCGCTTTCTTAAAAGTAAATGATAATTTTCAGCTATTAGCTACTATTGGTGGTGAAACCAACATAGGTGCAAACTTAGGCGGTGCAGGCGGCGAAGTGTACGCTGGAAAAACAAATGAGACACTGAACTTTAGAACCATTGCTGAAGGTGATGGTATTGGTATTAATCAGTCTGGCAATGTTATCACTATACGAAATACTGCCACTACTCCTCCTACACTCACTAAAGTATTTGATGATAGTGGAAATTATTACGAAGCTCAAGCACCAGGCGGTAATATTAAGATTTTAGGCAGTGGCGCAGTTAGTACACAGCTAACCGGTAATGAATTAATTATTACTGGTATTTTTGCATTATTTGATGACACTACTCCAACACTAGGTGCAAATTTAAATCTAAATGGTTTTGATATTACTGGCACTGGGGATTTATCTCATGTTGGTACTATATTAACTGACGGGTTGACCGTTGGACGCAGTAGCGGTCCTGGCGACTTCCCAAGTATAACTTTACTTAATGGATCGCTAACGGTTAAATCAAATACAGTATTAGCCAGTGTATCAGCAACTACTGTGGCTGCTTCTACTTCAGTCCAAGCTCCAATTTTTAATGCAACGGGCAATGGGTTTTACGGAACATTAACTGGACCTAGTAATGGCACACATTACGGAAATCTCGCTATTAAAGGTGACGGTGTCCCTGATATTATAGTGGTCAATACCGCTTCTGATCCAGCAACAATTACTGGCGTTCATGTTGGATCATTTAGTGGATCAATTACTGGTTCACTGCAATCTGGTGGCTTAGATCTAAACTCTAATAATATATTTGGAGTTGGTACTATCTCAATTACTGGTTCACAGTTAGTAGGCAATGTGCCGTTAGTGGCTAACGCAAAATATCATCCGCCAGCTCTTGCATTTAATCAAGTACCTACAATTAGCAATAGTAGTGGTGCAACACTACTTACAATGGAATTGCAAACAAGTAGTCTAACTGATACATTGAGATTAAGATCAGTTAGTGCTGACTCAGATCAGTTAGCACCTAATGGCTCCGTTATTTCGTTTGAATCAGTTAACACGAATTCTAACCCATTAACCCCTGGTGATCAACCAGAATACATACTACATGGCAAAGCAGGTATTGTTACATATGATGAATACGGTATATTCAGTGGCGCCAATCCAAGCCCAACAAATCATAGTACGTTTGTGGTGCAGGTTAGAGCAACTGAGGTGCCTGGTACTCCATATTTAAGAGATGTGATCGTTGCCAGAGGTAATGGTAATTTAACGTTGGGATTGATTGATTTAATTGACTCCAAAATTTATCCGTCAAAACAGTATAATAATACACTCGACATTGTTGAGGACGGTTTTAACGACTTAATTCTTACAACTAACCGTAGCACTACCTATGTTAACTTTTACGGAGATTACGATCCACTATTAGGTGCAGGATCTGCTCAAGGTGGTTACAGTTTGCCTAAGGCAATTGGTACACCTGGACAAGTGTTAGCCGTTAGAACTCCTGACGGTATCAATCCAAACAACTTATTAGAATGGGTAACTGCTACTGGTGGCGGTGGTGGTGGTGGTAGCACTACACTGTTAGCATTGACTGATTTCCCCGATACTTACCCAGTTGATTCAGGTGGCAAAGTCGTAGTAGTGAAATCTAATTTAACAGGCGTAGAATTTACTAACTCAATAACAGCATCACTAATTGGTAATGTAACTGGAAGTGTAACTGGTAATGCTAGCACTGCAACTGCACTGCAAACTACAAGAACAATTAACGGAAAGAATTTTAATGGAACACAGAATGTTTCATTAACCACTGCTGATATAAATGAGGTTACTAATTTATATTTTACTGACGAGAGAGCAAGAACTGCTATATCAGTTATAGGCGGAACTAGCCTAAGTTATAATTCTCTCACTGGTGTTTTTAATATTCAAGAATCTTCTATCAATGTTATTAATACGTTAGTGAAACGTAATGGAACTGGCGGAGTTGAATTAGGGTTAGTTAAAGTCACAACTCTAGAAAAGAATACTACTGATACTGCTATTACTATTAATAGCCGAGTTGAAACTGACAGTGTTATTGCATCCACTGCGGACATTAGTACAACTGACACATTATCTGCTGGATATATTAATTTAACTGGTACTGGTGACCAAACAATTGCATCATCTGCTAAAATTATACTAAGTCCTGGAACATCAATTGATGTCAGTGGAAAGAAGATTATCAATTTACCAGTAGCGGCTCCAACATTAGATACTGATGCCGCATCTAAAAAGTATGTTGATGACACTGCAAATGCTGTTTATGATGCTAGTTTACAGAGTTTTCCAATTACGGGCGACACTGGAGGAAGTTTAAGCGTAATTAAAAACACTACGCTAATAATTTCTGGTAGTTCTAATATTAACACATCAACAACAATTAATGGTGTTCAGGTCAGTTTGAAATCAACTATCTCAGGTGTGTCTGTTAGTGGTAACTTTCCAGTATCAGGTACATTAACTGCCAACGTGGTTAAAGCAGGTAATTTAAATATTACTAACAACGAAATACAGCAAACAGTAACAGGTAATAATTTGAATATTGTACCTGGAAGTAGTGGTGGTTCTGTTATTGTTACAGGTGGCGATTTTAAATTAACTACTAACAGTAGGTTATTTGTAACAGGTACTAACATTGTAGAAATAGCTGCCAATTCTTTAGAATTAGAAATAACTACCACAACACCAACTACATTTGTTAGAACACTGAACTGGGTTGATGACTCTGCAGGGTTGGCCTATGCATTTATGAATGACGGCACACAAGGACAACACAAAACTATCATAATGCTTGATAGAGGAAACTATGGTAACGCATTAGATACTAGACCTAGATACCTTGTATTAAGAGGCAAATTTAATGGTGCCTCACGAACTATCAATATTGCGGCATCTGATCCAAACGGTTCAAGTACATTTATTTTCTTGGATGGCTTTTGGTGGAGAACCGCCAACGTGGCGTAAAATATGTTAAGACCAATTTGGAATACACTACCAGGATCAATTGGAACAATTACTGCTGGGTCTAATGTGTTAATTACATTAGACGCCGCAAATACTTCTGCTATTGAACTAATATCTAAATCTTTACCTGCTGGACTAAAATTAAATAGTTCAACTAAAACTATCACTGGTATTTGTCAAGACTTAGGTATTGATAAAACTTACGAATTTGTTCTAAGAGCCAGTAACACTACTGGTGTGAATAATAGTAAAGTGATTCAAGACAGAACATTTAATATTACAGTTACAAGTGATGCTAGACCTATTTTACTTGATCCAGAAGGCACACTAAACTTAGTTAATGCTAGTGAAAACTATGTATTGAATAAAAGTACAGTGTCATATCAATTTACTGCATCGTCTACTGCAATACCAGCTGGACAAACTTTAAAATTTTATATCGAGGAAGGCAGAGGTCAATTGCCCCCAGGATTAAAAATAACTCCTGACGGATTATTGTATGGCACCATTGATGACGACTTAGACTTAGATTACACCGCAGTTCAGGGAACATACGACAGAGATTATTACGATATGAATCCGTATGATTACAGTTCAAATATCGAGCCTGCTCGCGGAGTAGTAACTGTTGCACAGGGAAGAATTGATACCACATCTGTAATTTATGGTGGTAATGGATACTTATTAGACCCTGAAGTAATTATTGGCGGATCAATTAATACTGTTACAGTTGTGAATAAAGGCGAAGGGTACACCGTAGCTCCTTCCGTTGTATTCAGTCTAAGTCCAGTTACAGGCGGCGTTACAGCTACAGGGTACGCACAGATGGAATCTGATGGTGCTGGCGCATTACGTATTGCTGGCATTGTTGTTACTAATTATGGAACGGGATACACAACTGCTCCTAATATCTATTTCAAAGGTCAGAATACTGGGTCAGGTGCCGAAGCAGTAAGTACATTAAGAACTGGGTCAGGTGCTGAATTGGCGGCTAGAGTCAGTAACGGATCACTAGTTGCATTAGATATTATTAATACGGGATCTGGTTATTCAGTTCCTCCAATTATTAGCTTTGGTTTACCTACTGCAGGATCAAAGATTATTTCTAAAGTTTATAAATTTGCATTAACTGTTTCCAACGGCGAAGAAGTTGATACAAAAACTTATACAATATTAGTTAAGAGTGAAGACTCGTTGCGTGTTGACACTACTTTTATTAGTTCTGACACGTTTGACTTTGACACTAGTAAGACTTATGTACAAGCTCCAATTTGGCTAAGCCCAACTAAACTGCCAGTTATTAAAGGTGACAACAACTTTATCTATAATTTAGAAGTTTTTGATCCAACACCTAATATTGGTAAAGTTTATTTTAGTTTAATGGACGTAAATTTTGATGGAACAGAATCAAGTTTTGGTCCTTCTAACGAAATTAAAAATGCTGTTGCTTATACAATTACTGCAATTGAATTAACTAGACCTGCTAAAATTACGTTAGCACAATCGCAAGTATTTAAAGATGGCGATAGAATTAAGTTAACAAATATTACTGGTACAACCCAATTAAACAACGGGATATTCTATGTCAAAATTATTGATGGATTTAATTATAGTTTGTATTCAGACAGATTATTAATTAATGCAATTGACTCACTTTTATATAATCCCTTTACTGGATTTGGAGAAGCAAGATTTGTTTCAACATATTTGAACTTAGACAGTGACGGCGGGGAAATTAATGGCTTCATTCCTTACCAACCTGCAATTACTAAGATATACAATTTTACAATAAAAGCAGTACGTGTTATTGACAATGCTGAAGTTGCTAGCGTGTTTAAGCAATTTGAATTAACCGTTAAGGGCAACATAGAGGGAGAAATCACATTCACAAGTCCTACTTTACTAGGAACATTGCAACCAAACGAACAATCGTTATACGAAGTTGTTGCGTCCTCGACTATACCATCTGGGTCAATTGTTTATTCTTTAATACCAGGATATGGAAAAACATCCATTGTAAACTATATAGAACTAGACTTTGTTGAACAAAACGGAAATGTTTTTGTTGAGGGTTATGGATTAAACCCAAACATTACTTTTGAAAAAGGTCAAACTTATAAGATTAATGTTTCGTTAAGTACATTTACAATGAGTTTTAAGAACTTTGATAATAGTTATTTTAATATTGGTGTAAGACATAGTAGTGGTGCAGTAGAGCAAGCTGCCCAAGAAAAATCAAGCGGGTATTATATCTTTACTCCTCCTTACAACGAGTCAACGGCACTTAGAATAGTTTATACAAATATTAAACGTGATGGTTTAATAATGTCATTGAAGAAATATGACTCAAATACTAGATTATGGCAAGAAGAAGTATTGCCAGCAGTGTTTGACGAGTATGAAGCAAACACATATTTTGAATCTACATTGTTTAATAAAACGCTAGTACAGGGCAACAGTTTAACTACAGAAGATGACAAGTGGGTTAAAACTCCTAATGGTAGCACTGCTTTTGCATTGTTCTTAGATAGAACTATTGTACAACTACAGATTAAAAAATATAATCCTTCAACCTTTGTTTGGGATCTGCAAAACATTACAACTACTAAACCATCAAATCCTGCTAACGGTGCAATGTGGTTAGATTTGGATGAAAGTAATTATGGTCTATTAGAATTTAGGTATGTTGGACTTAGAGGAGTTTGGACTCCATTCAAACCAACGTTAGTCACAGCTATTCCAAATAATAGTGTTGGGGTTAATGGCAACTATTTTATGTTCAATGATGCTGGCACGTTGAAAGTATTAAGAAAAATAAATGCAACTTGGAAAGTGTTGCAAAGACTACCAAACGGAGTTAAGGCAGCATATGACCCGAATGTGTTCTTTACTACTCACTACCGTAACGAACCAACGACTAATTTGCAGTATGATGTATGGTTCAAATATACATCAATATACAATGGTAAACATGCTGAAATATACAGTAGTTTAAAGAGTTTAGACAGTTTACCAACTGAATTATCTATCAGTTTAAGTGGTGATATTATTGGTCGTATTAGTCCAAACACTGCTAGTACCTATAAGAGTTTTTATACAAATAACAGACTGTATTTGGTTAATGATGTTGTTACTGTTGATAACAATTTATACATATGTGTCAGTCAATACAGAAGTGCAGGAAATTGGCTTGGAGAGAGTGCGAACTGGCAACCATATTTCTTTATTAAAAGAGTTGTTACTAGTATTGACGTAAACACATACTCATCTTCTAAATTCAGTATGCTGGTAATGACGGTGCTGACAATACAACTATAGATAAATTATTTAGATTTAGAGTACGTGCTAGAGATACACAAAATGTTGGCTTTATTGACAAAGATTTTAATATTGAATATATTGCGTCGACCAGTATAACACTAACAAATGTTTACTTACAGCCGTTTTTAAATAAAGAAAATAGAGACAAATATTTTAATTTTATCACTGACCCAATTGTATTTCCGCAAGACAGCATATATAGATCTGAAGACACTGCATTTGGGGTTCAAAGAATTCCAAAAATGTTATTATTAGGCGGAATCGAAAGTACTACTGCTGAGAGATATGCTAGTGCTGTTCAACGCAACTATTATGATAGACCTTTATATTTTGGTGACGTTAAGGTAGCAATTGCTAAAAACAATAATAATATCGAATATGAAATTATATACGTTGAAATCAATGACCCTTACGAAATTGGAAACTCTAGTGTTGCAGAATCTATCAAACTAGATTTTGAGTATGACCCATTAACGGCTGATTACACTAAAATAAGAATGGATACTACTACCACAGGAATTGACGACACTGGGTTAGATACTATCTATCCAAGTAGTATTACATTGATGCAAAAAGGTCTCGAGAATGTAAGCTCGCAAAAAACTGAAAGTGTCTTAACTATTCCAGTTTATGACGGTCCATATATTCAAGGCGAAGCACAGGGCTGGGGAACAATTGCCCTTGTAGACACTGTAACAGTTACTGAAGACTGGGGGCTGGTTAACGAGCGTGTTGCTATAATTGACGACTTTTTAAGTGTCATAGAAACACTGAGTAAGGATGAAAAATATAGACCATTATGGATGAATACTAGTCAAGATGGTACAGGTAATATCGTTGGATATGTTAAAGCAGTTCCAATCTGTTATTTGAAGCCAGGACAAAGTGCAAAGGTATTGCAGTTAATTCAGAAAAGCAACTTTGACTTTAAATCTTTAAACTTTACAATTGACAGGATTATAATTCAAAACCCTCAGGGAGAAACTGGGGATAAATATATTAAGTTTATTAACAGGGAAATCATATGACAGCCGTAAGCGCAATCGTATTCAGCACAATTAACGAAAACTTTCCAACAGCTGGTCAAGATAACGACAGCCAAGGTTTTAGAGATAATTTTGCTAGAATCAAAACAGCATTGGGCACTGCCCAAACTGAGATCACGTATCTAAATTCAAATGCAGTTGATAAAACTGCAAACAATGACATGGGTAATAATACCCTAAGTAATTTAATTTTAAAAAATTATGGAGTTAGAAGCAGTTCAGATGTAAACTCTGCTGCCACAACTAACGTGATTACATTTGGTGAGTTTCAATACAAAAAGTATGCAGTGAATAATAGTGCAAACACTTTCCAAATTGACAATTGGCCTGTGGATTGTTATGCTGAAATTCGTTTAGAAGTTATTTCTTCTTCTGGCACAAAGCGTGTACAATTTCAAACTGGTGTTATCAACAATAGTTTAGGTAGTCCTACACAATATTTGCACTTGGGTGCAGGATTTGGGAACAATACATACGTTGATTGTGAACGTGAATCAAACAGCAAAATTCAAAGATATGTGTTTAGAATATCAAGTCCAGATGGCGGTATTAACACATTTGTTGAATTAGAAGATGTGTACAAACAACAAGCCACAGTATAATGCATCCATTACAAATCGATATGTCCACTCTAACTGACAGTGTTATAGAAGAGAGGATAAGAGAATTAACAAAAAAATACTCTACTATAATGAGAGTAAGTCCTTCTGCTAGCGGACAATTGTTAATGCTTTTAGAGGACTATCGATTTGAACAACAAAGTCGACAGATGAAACAACAAGAAGCCATGTCCCAGCAATTGGGCGATGATTATGATGGCTTAATTAATGTTGGTTGACATTTAACAACAAACACTGTATAATGCATTGATGCATATAAATTCCTATGGACAGGTCATTAGGAGTGAGAAGGAAGTTCTCGAACTACTTTATCAAAATCCAGACCTAAATATTAACCAAATTAATTTTGATGATATTGCGTCTGTAAATAGGTTTAACCATTCTGCGAAATTATGCAACGTAGATTCGCAAATCTCCCACAACAATACTGTAACTATCAGTCTCGAAGAATTTGATAAAATAAATCAACAAACTTGGTTTATTCCTGACGAATATCAAAACTTTGATATTGAGACTTGGTTATATGAACAATGTCAAACTGAGGATTCTTTTTTTCGAGTAAAAACAGAATTAGACCTTTTCAGTCAATATAAAATGAATAAGATACTGTTCATTGCCAAATATCTTGTGGATGAATTTAGAAAGCATAATATCGTATGGGGTGTAGGAAGAGGAAGTAGTGTAGCCAGTTACTGTTTGTTTCTAATTGGCTTGCACAAAGTTGATAGTTTAAAATATAATTTAGACATCACCGAGTTCCTAAAATAAGTAAAAGACAAGGAGAAAGACATGGCAGAACGTAAAATTTATAGAACAATGCAGGGAAAGTCAATTGACTTTGACAGCTTGCGATTAGCAAACGAGCTAGTTCCAGCAGTGGGCAATATGCGTGTAAATGCTCGTGGTGATGTAATTAAGCCAAATGGTGAAATTGTTAAAACGAGAGACGACATCGCTGAAGAGAAAACACAGCAGGAAATTCAGCAAATACAACAAGTTGAAGAATTCACTGAAGATTTTGGGCCAGAGCCAGAGCTTAGTCCAGAGGAAGCACAAAAGATTCTTTCTAAAAAGAAAGTGGAGAAATAAATGGCCGTTATTAAAGGCACACTTCGACCGTTGCACGATAAAGTTCTAGTCACAGACATGAACTTTGGCGAAGAAAAAACAAAAGGTGGCATTGTATTACACAGTGACGATGGTAAAAGTAGCGGCTTACATCCACGTTGGTGTAGAGTAATTTCAGTTGGTAGTGAACAAACAGATATTAAAGTTGGCCAATGGCTACTTATGATGCACGGACGTTGGACTCGCGCTATGAAATATGAAATAGAAGAGAATGTGGAAATTAACATCCACATGATCGACTTAGAAGGCGTGTTACTGATTAGTGACTCAAAGCCAGAAGAAGACGGCGTTCGTATGGCCGTTGGAGCAATGAACTTTAATATTCCAGGATGATTATGACAAACCCCTTTAACGATCAAGAAAAATTTATGACCGCATGTGATCAATCTGTTGCTGATTGGAACAATGCTCAATTTAACATGTATGTTGATTTAATTGATGAAGAGCGTATTGAGTTACAAGAAGCAATTGATGCACGTGATAATAAAGAAATTTTAGACGCACTTACTGATATTCTTGTTGTCACTATTGGTGCAATGCACAGTGCAGGATTTAATTGTGAAGGTGCTTGGAACGAAGTCATGCGTACAAATTTTGCAAAAATTGATAGCGAAACTGGTAAAGTTCGCAAACGTGAAGACGGTAAGGTATTGAAACCTGTAGGGTGGGTGCCTCCGGAGTTAGGACAGTATTTGTCCAAATAAACTCAAAGGGACTTGACAGTCCCTTTTCTTAACTGTATAATAAAGTGAATAGGAGAATCTAATGACAAATGCAGATTTAGAGAAAGAAGTAGAATTAGCTTCTGACTTAAAAGAAAAATTAGACGTAATCGCAGGCGAGAAGCCAAAGGCTAAACGTAAAAGTAAGACCACAGTATCACAGGAAGTGGCATCCCCAAGAGATGCAGATGTAACAGCTGATATTGGATCCATGGACAAAATGAAACAGATGATTGAAAAGAATGAGTCATCTACACCACAGACAACAATCGATCCAGTAGTAGCATATCCTGATGCAACTAAACACAAATATATCAGCTTTGCTAAAAGTGCATTGCGTATTATTGCAGGCGTAGTGTTGTTCACTGGAGACTTTGCCACAGCTGGTGTATTTCTTATATTAGCAGAAATTTTGGGAATTGCTGAGGAAGTAGTATAATGGGCAAAGGTAGTAGACAGCGTCCAACTACTGTTCCTATGGCAGAAGCAGATGCAAATTTTGAAAGCATCTTTGGAAAGCGTATTCCAACATATATGCGAAAAATGACTGAGGAAAAAGTAATGCAAGTTAGAGTTGAAGAAAATGTAAATGATATTGGTAAGTGCGGATGTGGTCGTAGCCCAACTGGTAAATGTATTGGGTGGCATGGCTTAACTGAAGAAATGTACCAAACCCGATTGGCAGAATTTACCGCCCTTACTGAGAATGAGAAACCTAAATCTAATTGATGCAGTAATAGCACTGCATGAAATTGCCCGAACTGTAGCAGAAGAAATAGGCGTGGGGCAACTTCACGATGACATACGTAACTGCGCAGATCGGTTACATGAGTTCTCGATTATTGACAATAAAAATAGTACAATAGCACAAGACATTATTAATAAGGCAAAAGAATGAAAGAATTATGGGTAGAAAAGTATCGTCCTAAAACTGTAGACGGTTATGTTTTTAGAGACGAAAACCAGCGTAAACAGGTCCAGTCCTGGATTAAACAGGGCAGTATTCCTCACCTGCTACTAAGTGGCAGTCCTGGCATTGGTAAAACTACCCTTGCAAAACTATTACTTAATGAACTTGAAATTCCAGAATATGATATTCTAGAAATTAACGCTTCACGTGAACGCGGTATTGGTGAAGTTCGTGAGAGGATTACTAACTTTATTCAGATGATGCCATTTGGTCCATTTAAGGTCGTGCTATTGGACGAGGCAGACTATTTGACACCGGAAGCACAGGCTGCTATGCGTGGTGTTATGGAAGAGTATTCCATGACAAGTAGATTTATTTTAACTTGTAACCACCCTAATCAAATCATTCCAGCTATTCATAGTCGTTGTCAAAGTTTCCACTTTGAAAAGATTGATCAGACAGAGTTCACTGCTCGTGTTGCTACAATCTTAGTTGAAGAAGGTGTAGATTTTGCAGTAGATACTTTGGATATCTTAGACACATATGTCAAAGTTACATATCCCGACTTACGCAAATGTATTAATCTTGTACAACAAAATGTTCGTGATGGACACTTGCTTTCTGCGTCTAGTGCAGATGCAGGTCAAAGTGAATGGCGAATTAAAATGGTTGAACTGTTTAAATCTGGTCGCATCCAGGACGCCCGTAAGCTGATATGTGCCAGCGCACGTCCAGAAGAGATTGAAAGTATCTATCGCTGGATGTATGACAATCTCAACGTGTTTAGTAAAGACGAAGAGCAACAGGATACCGCAGTTTTGATCATTAAACAAGGGTTAGTTGATCACACGTTAATTGCTGATCCTGAAATTAATCTTAGCGCAACACTTATTAAGTTAGCGAGGCTTACATGACATATTTGGTAACAGAAGCTTGCATTCAGTGTAAGTATACAGATTGCGTAGCAGTATGCCCTGTTGACTGTTTCCATGAAGGTCCAAACTTTTT